AAACATTCGATATATCATATTCTAATAACGTAGAAACATTTTACAATGGTACACTTTTAAGTGCAAATGAGTTATTAGAAGTTGTAAATGATGTATAAATAGACTTATAGAATTTAGGAAACTATAATGGCACGTGCATTTTCAGTAGAAGACGGGGGACTCAATAAGACTTCAACAGTTAAGTCTTCGAGTAACCGTGAGTTTATCGATTTAGATCTTTCGTTTACAGCGAAGGGTGCGGGTGACTTATATAAAAAATCTTCGGTTGCTTCTGTAAAACAAGCATTGAGAAATATCTTGATGACCGCAAGAACCGAAAAACCTTTTAATCCATACTTTGGTGCAAACCTCAGAGATTATTTGTTTGAGTTCGCAGATGAATTAACAGAATCTCAAATGGCAATTGCGATTATAGAGAACATAAGAGCATTTGAACCAAGAGTTGATCCTATGACTATAAAGGTATACACTGATATGGAACCAGATCAAAATAGTATTTCTATCACGATTATATTTAACATACAAAACTCTGCTTCTGAAGAAGAGTTTACTACAAGACTATCAAGGTTACGATAATGGCAACAACAATTCAATCAAGTTCCTTAGATTTCGATGCAATCAAAAACAATCTAAAGACATATTTACAACAGCAGAAAGAGTTTAAAGACTACGACTTTGATGCATCTGGTCTGAATAACCTTTTAGATGTTCTTGCATATAACACGCACCTAAATGGTTTGACTGCAAACATGGCATTGAATGAGTCGTTTCTGAATACTGCTCAGTTAAGATCGAGTGTAGTATCTCACGCAGAAACTCTTGGTTATATTCCTGCCTCTAAGTCTGCTTCACAAGCAGTGATAAATATGTCGTTCAATGTTGGTACTTCACAAGCAGACGTACCAGAGAAACTACAGATCTCATCTGGATATAAATTTACTGCAAATGTAAACGATGCATCATACACATTCCAAACCCAAGAACTTATTGAAGCAATCAATGATGGTAATAACTTCTTCCAATTACAGACACTGGATGGAAGTACAGACATACCTATCAAGGAAGGTATTGCTAAAACTAAAACATTCTTTGCAGGTGAAGATTCCGAAGAGACAGTATACATTATCCCAGACGTAAGTCTTGATCGTGCTACCGCAGTAATTAAAGTATTCGATAGTTCTACGTCAAGTGACTTCACAACATATATTAATCTGGAAACTGCAAATAACATTACTGCCACAACACCTGCGTATATTCTTAAAGAAGCACCTAACGGATACTATGAATTAACTTTCGGTAATGGATCTACATTGGGTGCAGTACCTAAAGCAGGGGCAAAGATTACTGTTGAGTATCTATCAGTAGATGGAGAAAATGCCAACGGTGCACGATTGTTCGAACCACTTGCTACAGTAGAGGTTACCGAACCACCTTCTGGTATAGGTCTTGAACAATTACCTCTTATCTCTACAGTAAATAGATCAGTTGGGGGTGCACAGAAAGAAACTCTCGATTCTATTCGAAGAAACTCTCCTTTCCGTTACGCATCACAGAACAGAATGGTAACTCATACTGACTACTCTTCATTGATTCTGCGTAGTTATGGTAGTTACATTAATGATATTATTGCATGGGGTGGAGAAGACAATGTCGTACCAGAATATGGAATGGCATTCCTATCAGTAGATTTTAAAATTGATATCAATACTACTCTTCGTAATACTATAAAGGACAATATTAAAGTATTAGTTGATCAATTATCAATTGCATCATTCGGTCTTAAATTTTCAGATCCGATTACAACGTTCCTTGAGACAAATGTATTCTTCCAGTATAACCCAGACTATACTAACTTAGCAATCAACACTTTACAGGAAAACGTAAAGACTGTTGTGGCAAACTACTACGATACAAATATAGGTAAATTTGGTCAAGCATACCGTAGATCTTCTATGTTAGCATTAGTGGATGATGTAAGTCCTGCTATCTTATCGTCTCGTGTAGACACTAAGATGCAACAGGTGTTTACTCCATCTGGTGGTGTAGAGCAAGACTTTACATTCAGTTTCCCTGTACCTATTGCGGTAGCAGATGATATCAATACTGTCGTGAATACATCCACATTCTTATTCTTACCAGAATACGACCCAATACTTAATCCAACACCAACTGTTAAGACATGTAGATTAGAAAACAAACTATCGACTAATACCTTACAGGTTATTGAGAGTGCTACTGGTGGTATCATTAAAGATAATGCGGGATCGTTTAATGCGTCCGCAGGAACAGTAACATTAACAGGGTTTAAAGCAAACAGCAACGATGCAATTAAGTTGAGTGTATTAGCGGCAAACGCAAGTGCCATTGTACCTACACGTGAGTATATTCTTAAATCGGATAATACACGTCTAAGTGCGAAAGGTATTCGTACAACTGCATCGAACTAAGAGTAGTATATGACCACACACACAGTTTTTGATAAGACGTTACGAGATACGCAAAGACGTGACGTAAATTTGCGAGAACCGCAAATCGAATCTGTATTGCCAGAACATTATCTTAGTGATTATCCTAAGTTTGTATCTTTCTTAAAGAAGTATTATGACTTCGAAGGTCAAACGGATTCTCTTACAGTATTCTTAGATAATATTTTTGACACACGAGATGTGACATCTACAGATTTAAAACTGCTTGAATACTTCGAAGATGAATACCTATTAGGTCAGAACTACTTCCAAGGATTTACTGATAAAAGAACAGCAGTAAAATATTCAAGTTATTTGTATCGTGCTAAAGGTACTCGATATAGTATTCGACAGTTCTTTAAGACGTTCTTTGATATTGAACCAGATGTGGTTTATACAAAACAATATATATTCAAGTTGAATGAATCTAAAATTGGTGCACAATCAGCAAGGTATCTGACAGACAACAAACTATATCAAACGTTTGCTGTTGAGATTAGATCCGAACTATCGGTAGAGCAGTGGAGAGATGCATATAAGTTAATGGCACACCCCGCAGGTATGTACCTCGGTGGTCTTACTCAGATAGTGGGTAATGCCAGTTTGGATCAGTTACAGTATGACCCAGGCGTAGCAATCAAACCACCAATCGTATTGGAAGGTGAGGGTGCATTTGCTCCTTTAGCATTCGAGCAAAATACTGCACTATTCGATTTCTCTTTAAGTGCACGTCTCGGAGAAGATTCAGCAGGAGGAAGAGCATTGTTATTTAGAACAAACATGGGTAATGCAGCGGATGCAATCGACAAAGGTGGTAATGACCTTAATGACGTACAAGATCTTACGGTAGAGAACCTCGATAACTTGTACTCAAGTTTGGGTGAATACCTTACACCAGATTCTCCAACGTTGGATGATGATAGTGATGGTACCACAACATTCTCTGGATTTGATATATCCAGTACAGAAACCATTGACCAAGAGCAATTCACTTGGAACATGCGTACTGATAGGGTAGACGGAGACAATAACCAGTTGCTTGATGCACAAGGTAATGCAAGACAAGTTGGTGATTCCGACTCAGAAATAAGTTTAAGAGAAGCAATAAATAGAAATTTATAGTATAAATAGATGTAACAATCTTTAGGTAAAAGAGATGACAAGACAAGTATTAAATAGAGGAACAGTCGCAAACGATGGTACGGGAGATACTCTCCGTACTACTGCGTTAAAAATTGAGCAAAACTTTGCAGAGATCTACAACAAATTAGGAGATGGTTCATCTCTTATGCCTTTAATCGAATTCGATTCAAGTGGTATGATATTTGATGGGACAACTGCGAATGCTCATAAGACAACACTGCGTGTGACTAACCCCACAGGGACTCGTACAGTAACTATTCCAGATCACACTGGTATTATTACTATGGACACTAACACTCAGACTCTTACGAATAAGACTCTGACCAGTCCAGTATTGACAACTCCCCAGATCAATGACACAAGTGCAAACCATCAATATGTGTTTGCTGTAAGTGAATTGACTGCCGACCGTACTGTAACTCTACCTTTGCTAACAGGGGATGATGAATTAACGTTTAATGGTCATACTCAGACCTTATCTAATAAGACACTACAAACACCACAGATTAACTCTCCTAAGATTGGTACTGCCATTCTTGATAGTTCAACAAACGAATTGATTCACTTCAGAGATTCTGCGTCTGCTGTTAACCATGTTACAATTGCAAATGCATCCTCTAATAACCCTGCTATCGTACAAGCAGAAGGACAGTCTAACGCATCCTTATCACTACGTTCTACAGGAACTGGTGCAGTTAAATTAGACGGTAAGGTAGCATTGAAGACACATGCTATTACTTCAACTGGTGGATCAACAAACTCATCATACGTGGTGACTAAGTTCACATCTGGTACTAATGGTACACACACGTTAACAAGTGGTACTAATGGACTTCAAGGTGAAATACACTATCTGGTAAACACAGGTACTGCACAACAAACAATTAATGAATCAAACAGCAACCTTGCAACATATGCAAATATTGTTATGCCTTCAAATACATCATGCTCCCTAATATGGATGGGTGATAAATGGGTGGTAGTTAGCAATGTTGGTTGCACTCTAAATACATAGGAATAGAAAATGCCAGTAATAACAGACCAATTTAAAAAACAAGTACTTGATGATCTTCTTCAAGACTTCAATGACTCTGCCAGTAATAGGTATTATGCAGGAATTGGACGTTCCGAAGATTGGAACGCATCTGACGTTGCTACTGTTCCTACCAATAATACTCGTGAAGCACGTCTTGCACGTGGATCACTTCAGTCACTCAAACTGATTCAAGACGCATCATACGTACTACCACGTAGAAGTTGGGTTGCTAACTTAATCTATGATGCATACGATGATGCGGATGTAGGTTTCCCAGAAAACCCATTCTATGCTATTAACTCTAATAACGAGATTTATATTGTATTAGAGCAAGGTAAGAAGACGGATGGTACTTCTGAACTATCAACAATTCAACCTACAGGTAATACTAATGGTACTCCATTCCGTACTTCGGATGGTTACACTTGGAAGTTTATGTACTCAATTGGTGCGTTACGTGCTGATAAGTTCCTATCGTCTGCATTTATGCCAGTAACATTTGTTACAGCAGTTGACTCAGACTCACCTGCCGAAGATCTTCAGCAAAACATTGTACAGAACAATGCGGTAAAGGGTCAGATCGTTGGATATAAAATAACCAATGGTGGATCTGGATATACTTCAAACCCTACTGTTAGTATTGTTGGTAATGGTTCAAATGCTACTGCCTTTGCGGTACGTGCAGGTGAGACTATTGTTGACATCAAAGTAAAAGCAGATAGTTCGGGTAACTCAAGTGCATCATATTACGGAAACGGATATGACTATGCTAACGTAGTTATTACTGGTGGGGGTGGTGACTCATGTACTGCTCGTGCTATTATCGGACAACCAAATGGTATTGGATCAGATCCAGTTGTTGACTTCAAGTCACAAGGTATGATGTTTAATACCAAACCAACATATAACGAAGGTGGAGACTTTATCACAGGTGATAATATTTTCCGTCAAGTATTATTGATGAGAAACCCAAGAGTTGATAGTGCGACAGGTACATTACTCACATCTACTACTGGGTTTGCACTAAATAAGATTATAACATCCGAAACAAACTTTGTCAAGTCTGTTGTACAAAAAAGTAAAGTACAAGGGGCAGTATCTGGTGCAGTTGCAATCATCGATGATGTCGCTGATTCTGGTAATGGTCTTTGGTATCACCAGACTGAAGAAACTGGGTTTACTAACTTTGACTCTGGTGAACAGGTATCAATAGTAGGCAACAGTAGTATTGTAGGAACAGTAACCAAGTTACTTGGTGGAGAGTTCAATCCCTTTACTGGAGATTTAGTATACATAGATAATAGATCCTCAGTAACCAGATCGAACGACCAGATTGAAGACTTGAAAATAGTAATTACCATTTAGGAATAGGAAATGCCAAACACTTTTACAGAACAAACATTACGTTCAACATACAAAGATGATTATCACGATAGTGATAACTATCACCGTATTCTGTTTAATGCAGGTCGTGCGTTACAAGCACGTGAACTTACACAAATGCAGACTATTATTCAGTCTGAAATTACTCGTTTTGCTAATAATGTTTATGGCAAAGATGGTGTTGCGGTTGTTCAAGGTGGATTATCGGTTAACGATGCTCATCCATACATTAAAATATCTAATGACCAAAACAACTCATTCACAAATGTAGCGGCACTTAAAGGTCAAATCCTAACTGGATCCGTAAGTTCAATAAAAGTACGAGTTCTGGAAGCAATAGCGGCAACTGGATCCGATCCAGACACAATCTATGTTCAGTACTTAGATAACCCAACAACAGTTTCCAGTACAACAGTACAAGAATCTACACCTACTGTAGTTTCTAACGAAATCCTAAGTAACGGATCTAACGTAAACCTTACTGTATCTAACATTTCTACTAATATTGGATTTGGT